TACAAGTGATGGAAGTAATTTAACGGTACCATCAAATACAAAAAAACCTCCACCAGCTCCCATCCAAAACACTTTACCATCTGCATATACAGTTGCGTGCTGACCAATACATCCACAGTTGGAACCTACTTGTCTTATTGAAAAAGTAAATGGTGGACCTACAAACTGCATAGTATATGCTGCTTGATCAGTTAAAATTAAATTGTAGTCTTTACCAGATACCGCTGCTACGATTTTGTTTCCGGTGTCCAGTCTAAATGTTCCAGCTGTGTTTACTGAAGTAGGTTGATAAACATTATAGTTTTCTTGATCACTAAATCTAATAAACATTGGATCTTGTGTTGTATTATCTCCTATTGTTGTTTCAGTTCCAAAATGCACTACGTGTCTATCTCTATCTGAAGTAATTGTTAATCTTGTAGCTGTAGGAGCACCTGTCATTATCGTTGCTCTTTGTTCTAATGGATTTGATACACCAGGATTCCACACAAATGTTTTACCATCTTTAATAGTTGCTATTAATTGTTCTCCAAAGTTATCAAGTGACCATGTTCCAGGATCTAGAATTAAAGAAGAAGTGGTTGTTCCAGAACCCCAAGTTAATCTACTCCAAGTTCCTGTACCCCAACCATAACCGTATGTTTGTATTGTTGGACCAATTTCTTCATAAGGATTAATACTTGCAGATCCAGCTGCAGTCATACCTGAACCAGATTCATTTGTTTTCATTTGAATTGTAAAACTATTAGCATTTGGAACAGTTAAAATTTCGTAAGTAAAATCTTGAAAATTTGCTACAGTAAAACCTGTAGCACCACCACCAGGTAGAGTTACTGAGGTAAAGGTTACGTATTCACCAACATCTAAAGCATGACTTGTTTTATTTACTGTAACTGTATTAGATCCATTTGTAGATGTAAAAGTTGCACTTGTTAGTGCAGTTGCTAAAGGTGTTACATCATAAAATTTATCTTCATAATAAATATATAAAGCTTTAGATGTACCAAGTGCAGCGTACCTTCTTCCTTCTAAATCTGTCCAAGTGTGCTGTGCACGTGTTGGTCCTGCAATTGTTTCTTGACCAATGGCTGTATAACCACCTATTTTTTCTGGTTGACCATATCTAAACCTTACAAAATCTCCATCAATCCATTGTCCTTCTGCTCCTGATGGGGTATCTGCTTTATTTATTCCTGGTCGAATAGTTACGTTTGTTAAAGGCATAAGCCATTTTACATCATTTTAGAGCTTCATCCAAGTCGCAGGGGAAGGTATATTATGTTCAGATTTAACCCCTTCTTTCATAGTTAACATTATATCTCCTGATATAGAAAGCCTAGGTATATCTTTTGTATTCTTTCCTGTCTCGTGAAACATCATAGATGGAAATATAATTACGTTTCCTGTCTCTGCAGGATACTCAGCTTTACCATAATTATTTTGATCCCATTCTGTAAAATATGGATCTCTTTTAGGTATAGTTAATCCAACCTTATGTGCATCATCATCAAGCAAAAATAAATTACCTTGTTCATGTGCTTGGGGATAATAAACAAAACTAAAGTGACTACTCATGTGTCTATGATAAGAAATAAATTGTTCTTTAACAGATAAGGTAGCCCAAGACTTAGTTATGTATATTTCAAACAAATCTAAGTTATATTTTTGTGCAGATAAACAACCTTGTATTACTTTAGATAACTCAGTATATAATTCTTTAAATCTTTTATCTTTGTGTAGATTATCATCAATAGATTGTAATTCTTTTGGCTTTACATCTGTAGTTGTTGAGTATTGTGAATTGGTTGGAGTAATATCTTTTAGTATTATGGGTACAATTTTTTTATTAATATCTTCAAAGTTTTCTAACTTAGTTATGTATATAGGATAACCAAACCATTTAGATATATTAGCCATCAAGTTTACCTTGGTAATCAAACCAAATATAGCTATTTAGTTTTGATAATAATTTTTCCATATCATTATCCTTTACCACATAAACAAGTGTTTCTGTACAAAAATCTTTAATGGCTTCATACCTATGATGGCCATCAATTAATACACTATTATTAACAACTAATGGACATAACAAACCATTAAGTTTTATATCAATCTCAAGTTGATCTATAAGTTCTTGATTATTATTAGATTGATTAGGTTTTATATCTTTAAGATTGTATCTTTTTATTATTGAAGTAAATATTATTTTTTGTGGTTTTAAAAACAATTATTGTACTCGTAAGAACCTATACTTAACTTCTCCACTACCACCTGCAGCACCGGATGTAGAACCACTATTAACTTGAGCAGCTCCTCCACCACCTCCAGATCCTCTTGTTCCTGCATTTCCGTTTGTACCAGATCCTGAAGAAGATCCTCCAGAACCCCCTGCAACATTACCATCATAAGAATTAGCACCATCAGATCCACCTATTCTACAGTTGTCTCCGCCACAGTTTCCGTTGTTAGAACCATGTGCTCCATTTCCCGATTGATTAAAAGATCCTACGGGACCACTTGTTAAGGTAGTCACATTTTTTGTAGTACCATCAGAATCTCTAAAAGTCCCTGAAGTAATTACAGTACCACTAATAGTAGCAGCACCTGGACTTCCAGCAGTATTAGTTCTTAGAGGCCCTTGTACTCCACCTCCAGTACCACTTGATCCTCCCCCACCTGTAAGTGCAAATAAAGTTCCTGCTGTAGATCCTGATAGTGTTGTACTTGCTCCACCACTTGCTGAAATATTAAATTTACTACCACTATTGCCTGCAGCTCCACCACTACCAATTGAATAAGAAATTGTTTCACCTTGGGTAACACTAAATACTTTATCAGATACATAAGCACCTGATCCTCCACCTGCTCCTGAAGACTCACCACCAGCTTTATCATAATCTGCTCCAGTCACAGCACCTCCACCACCACCTACTGCAGCTTGAATATGAATTGCGTTGGCACCTTGAGGCACCGTAAAAGTTCCTGAACCAGAACTTAATGTTTGAACTGAACCTGCTTCAAAAGCTGCAAATACTAATTTCCATACTCCTGAAACTTTACCATAAATTTCGTCTGCTTCTTGCCAAGTACCTGATACTTTGCCGTATGCATTATCTATTTCTTGAAATGTTCCTGATACTTTGCCATAGGTATTAGCCATTTAAACTCCTATGAATATTTAAACCAAATGTCTCCATCACTTCCTCCTGATGGACTAGATGTACTAATTGTAAATTTTCTTTGTAGTTTTGCAGCAGTTATAGCATCGTTAGCAATTTTAGCCGTTGTCACATTTACGTTAGAAATGGCAGCGGTCAAAACAGCATTATCTGCTAGTTGTGCGCTTTGGATTGCATCGTCAGCCACTTTTGCGTTTGTCACCGCATCATCAGCAATTGAAGCTGTTCCTATTGTACCACCTAATGTATCTAGTGATACTTCATTTAAGTTTGTACCATCAGCATATGCTGCATAAATTTTTGAAGAATCTAATGTAAATCCAGTTCCCGATACAGTTTTAATAGTAAGGTTTGTTGGATTAGTAATTAATCTACAATCAAATATATAAAATTTTTCAATAGAGTCTGGTATTGTAACTGTTGTTGCGCCCGAAAGTGTAATAGTTGCAAATTTGATTACCATGTTTCTAGCATTAGAAATAGATGCATTACTCATAACTAAAGCTGTAGTAGAACCACTAGATAAAGTTATAGATTCAAAACCTGCTATTGCTTGTTGAACAAGTTCTAAATTTGTATTTGTTTTAGTCCCCCATGTACCGGCATTCTCACCGGTGGCCATAAGTTCTAGTTTAAGATCTGATGAATATGTTGATGCCATAATTCTGTATTATACCCTTTTTAAGCTGCCTTATCAACTTCAGTCCAAGTATTAGAAACTCCTTTATTTACTTCAGTCCAAGTATTGGTCACATTAGGGTCTACATTAGACCAGGCGGTAATTAGCGGACCGTTTATAGATCCAGTTAATTGAATACCTGTTACCGGTACTTCTGTTATAACTT